TTTTTTTTTTTTTGGAGTAGGGGCGACTTGCGTCGCTCCTGCTTGCAAGAAAGTGGCTGAGAGCCACCCTTAACACACATATTAGTGTGCCCCCTAGTCCATCTACATTTTACACGGCAGTCCAACGCCATGTAACACCCGTAGACAAGGTGTCGAATTCAATAGGAGCCGATGATTGATTACCATCGTCTTCACCCCCATTGAATTTAGAACGCTGCCAGGCTAAGTAATGGTAGTTATCGTGCGCATAGTAAAGTTTGCGCCTACCAAGTTCTCTTACTCGGTCTGGCCCTATATCAATCCGCCTATACATAGTTAAATGCAACTCGTTCTTCCCTTTCGCGTGGTTAGCTATAGCAGCTAACGACATCGACTTGGTTGAATCAAGATTTAATGCATTCATACTATCATCTGAGTTTATACTTCGAGCGTTTGATCTGCTCTTCAGATGGGTATTACGCGGACTGATATGATACAGAGACATGGCATCGTCCCTATCCTCTGAAAAGAGAATAGAGTTGATGCCGTTAGGCTGTGCGTTAACCCCATTAATGGAACAATGGAGTGCGTACTGCACTAGGTGCCTTCGAAGATGAAGGTAACCATAATCCCATGCTTTGTTGGCGTGTTCGATTACACCAGCTAGCACCTCTGCATCAATCCTCGTAGACAGCTGCTTTATCTTGAATGCATAAGGCGTCACGGGGTGGCCAGCGAAGTAATGCTCGCCACACGATTCCCGATACGCCTGTTTGCCGATAAAGGACTTCTCAGTGTTAACAGAGAAGCCCAAAGCAGACAATGCTTCTATGGTGTCAGACGTAACAGCGTTATCCACCGCTATGTCATCACCAAAGACTTTAAACGGTATCATACCAAGAACGCCCTTTCCAAACTTTTTGTCGCCAAAGCAGTACTTCCATGCCCTGGCTATATCAAGTCCGTTTAAGGCACCCGGTACGCGCCAATCTAAGCCGTACGCATCACATATAGACACCATTGCGATAATGGCACTATATACAGTCGACTGCACTGGAAAATTCAATGCAGATCCCATCGGAGCATACTTAAAAATATCTTGCATGCTACCATTTGGGAGTTCAACCGTACTTGTTCGTGTTGCAAGGAGGTGTTTGAGAACACCTGCGGGGAAGATCCGTTTAATTAGGATCCACGCAACACTATCTGAAGCAGACTGCAGGTCAATGGTATCCACAGAGGATCTAAGTGATCCAATGCGGGCCATCTCCTGGTTAAACGTCTGGTCGTCTAGGATGACATGATTTGTCAAAATAGACTTCTTTAGATAATCTTCGAATATGTTCCTAACACCTTGCTGCGCCCATTGAAAGGCTGCAGGCTCCATGCAAATGGAGCGTAAGGTTTTGTAAGACTTAGGAACGAAGATAAGACGAGATGACGCGCGACTGGCGTCCCTACCACAGTAACCGCCGGACGGTGAATTGTCCGAGTCCAAGCCATAACACGCTTTGTCTAGATACATCAGACGTAGCATCTTTGTGAGCTCGAACTTGCGATTCTTTTCTTCACTTCCGTACACTTTGCTCTCAGCAAC